CCTCAACACTCTGATAGATACCAGAGTTCTTGAGCTGTGATGCCATAGCAACCTGAGTAAGCACCTGCATGACAGGGCCGAGGGTTTCGCCAGTAGCTCTACCCAACAGAGCATCGAAGGTCTGAGTAGCAACTTCTTCTGCTGCACGATCAGAATACCCCTGATTCTTGAGCCTGTCTCTGATGATGTCCTGCGCTCTACTGATATTCAAACCATTGTTGAGGTAGAACGTCTCACCAGTATTGTCCTTCATATGCACATGACTAAGAGCAATGCGTCCAGTCTCTTCCTGAATGTTTCTATTCACAGTGCTCATGAAGTCACCACCGAGAAGAGCCTTCAGAGGGATACCCGTACTCTTACTCGGAGTGCTGTAATCCCACATGTAACGCTGTTTGAATGCACTGGCTTCACCAATGATCTTTGCATTACTGACTGCCTTAAGTTCAGTAGCCTGCGCAACAAGCGCACTCAGATTCAGGGATTCCAAAGCCTCCTTTGGAATATCAAGATCACCACCAACCTCAAGAATAAGTTCAGCGAGTCTTTGTTCGTTCTCAATCCCTGTGGATCTAATAGCTTGCTTGAGATCGTCATGACCAATCTTAGTGATGTACTTGGACATCAGGAATGCACCGATCTTAGTAGCGTCTACTTCTTCCTTAGTAAGGGCTTTGATGTCATCAGCCATCTGCTCACCAAGCATGGTGAAGACACGTCTGTAACCCTTCTGCATCCAATGACCATTAGACGACTCTGCCCACTTGTTCCGAACATTAGTAACGAACTCATCTCGCCTCTGGAATTCCGCGAAGAGAACTTCGATGTCCTTTCGAAGCTGTTCAATCTCAGCTTCCATCGTCTTAACTACAGGATGATTGCTACCTACATTAGCTCTAATCTGTTCGAGCCTTGTGATCTTGTTTTTGAGCTTAGTTTCCTGATTCTGAATGTACTTCAATCTCTTGGGTCTACTCTGCTCAAGAGCTTCAACCATAGTCATAGCCCTGTTGTACTCTTCTTCTCGGAGATCGTTGGCTACTTCATCAATTCTATCAAGAGAGAACCTAGTATGGAAGTAGTTTTCGTCAACGGCAACTTCTCTGATATCCTTACCGAGACGATTAACCATATTACCCAACGCAGTAGCAAGCCCAGATTCTCTGTAAGCCTCTACCCATTTCCTAGCGGTAGGACTAAGAGAGTCAATGTTAGGCTTCTCCATGACCTTGACAGCACCAAGCGTGAGAGAGTGCTTCACAGGAGGCTCAGGCTTAACGAGCTTGCTGGTATCTGCACCAGTGTTCTTAGCATCGGCTACAGCCTTGTTATAGGCATCCATCTCGGCTTTGTACTTTGCATCAAGCAAACGATTGTATTCATCACGAAGAGACACAGGACTACCATCAGTTACGGTAGTTTCATTGATCTTCAACTCCTGCTTGAGCTTACTGATCTTCTCAGTGAGGGCTTCAATGTGCATCTTACGCTCATTCACAGCTCTATTATAGTGATAGGTATTGCCTAGGAACGCAATAGCTTCAGCCTGTGCCTGCTCTCTATCTCTAAGAGGAATTCTAGTATTGGCAGACTCCATACCAACAGCCTGCTTAAGATGCTCAAAGAAACCATCATTAGCAAGACCCTTCTCGATACAGAGGTCTTCAAACTTCTTGAGCTTAATGCTCAGCTCAGCCTGCAGGGCATCCTGCATAGCCGCCGCAGAACCACTGTCTGCCGCATGTCCGAACTGCGCAGCACCTAGGAGCTGTTCATCGAGCCTATCCCCATCAGATGCCACTCTGAGGTCATCAGAGAGCGATAGAGTGCCTGCGTAAGCCTTTCTAGTAGGTACCCCCTTGAGAGGGGTTGTGGACCCCGTAGAGGCCTTGTATGCGCGTCTAGGAGCATCTGCAAAGACCTTACTAGCGGACATACCTGCAGACATACCTACACCAAGGAGACCGCCGATGCTAGCGGAGAGGAGGATTGCATTCGGATTATCATAGTTCCAAGCAACTCCGGGGATAGCCTGAGCGGCACCTGCACCACCCCAGTACGAGGCATACAGCGCCTTCCTAGCTACAGGTGTCATACCCTTCTCAACCCACTGAGCGAACTTAACAGCGGCACTAGTACCCTTCATAGCGGCACCTACGGGACCAAGAGCGAGCAGAGCGGCGTTCTCAGGAGCTACGAACTGCGCACCAAGAGCAATCACTGGATGGTCATGCCATGCCTTTTCAGCCATGAGCTTATGTTGAATAGTAGCTCTAGTATGGTCCTCGTCTTCCTTGGATCTAGTGTTCTTGATCTCATCAAGCATGGCTTCGTTGAGCTTACTACCGTAGGTAGCCTTCATCTCTTCCATGAACTTGTTGTTAGCACCACTATCTACGTATGCCTGATCAAGACGATTAGGTTTAGTTGCTCTATTGTACAGAGCGGTACTCATGCTGTCGTACAGCCACGAGTATTTGAAAGCCTGCCACATATCAATGCTATGTTCAGGCTTGGAGTAATTAGCGGGGGAATACGAGGACGTAACGCCCTGCCATTCCCCAGTAGATTCAGGAGTCCCCACTCCGAAGTCAATATCGGGGACTGCCGTTGAGTATTTTTGTGGGAACATCCTTTATCCTTATTTAGTGTTCAGTCTCGTGCCAATACTTGTAGTACGCCCTGAGACCACGTTCAAGTTTCATCTTTCTACCGAAACCACTCTGCTTGTACGGGGCAGACGCCTTGAGTCGATCCATAGCCGCATCAAGTTTATTCTGCTTCACAAGCTCAAGGGCTTCGTAATACCCATTGGCATTGCGTCCTGCATGCCAAGAGTAGTCGGTAGTCGCAACGATCACAGGCAACAGCATAGGATTAGTCGTAGCCCTTTCCCAATCCGTACCCGTAGCCTTAGAGAACTTGGTCGGAATGTTGTTGAAGTACCAAGTAGCGAACTCACACGTAGCTCTACTAAGAGCGATAGCATCACCCTCAGCGTCTTCAAAGCGCTTATCCCAAGCAGGATAACCACGCTTGTAACCAATACCAATCACAGGGTCTTTAGTAACCTTCGGATTAGTAGCAGTCCAATTCAGGAGCATACCTTCTTCCTTGGCAAGCTCCGACATAACGATATTGCCAAGAGCCTGACCAAACACAGAGCCAGACATAGCACCCGTGGTATAGAACGTTTCAAAGCCGTTCTTACCATTACTCACCTTAACAGGTGTAACGTTCTTATACGAAATATCCATCAAATTCTCGAATAAGCCAATAGCATCCACAGCATATCTACGATAGATATTGCCAAGGGTATTGGCATACAGAGGACCTACACCCTCTGGATTAGCCATGAATCGCTCAATGACATCAGCATCTCTCTGGCTCAGAGGCGGATAGTATTTGCCATTGGGGCCATAGAACCCATGACGCACTCTGTTCAAGATATGCTGTCCAATGAAGGACAAGCTATCCTCAGCACCCTGAAGAGCGTTGTACGCATCCATAGCAAGGTTCAACTCAGGAGCTTTGAACTTCTCCTTGAGATAATCACCTGCCTTGCTCATCACGAGCTTAATGGCATCGACAGTGTTCTCATTAGCCTCAGCGAGCAAGTCTTGCACTTTGGCTGTGTTTTCAGGATTACTAATCCAATCCCAAATATCAGTAGCTTTCTGCTTAACCTCAGCAGGGATGTCAGAGTTCTTGATGTCTGCGCCAATAGACTGAATAGTCTTGGAAGCACTAATGAACTTATCCTCTGCGTCCTTAGCAAGAGCGTCAATATCAAGACTATCGTAAGATTCACCGATGCTCTCTCTGGAAGCATCCCATGCAGTCTTAAGAGCCTCACCGATATTCACAAAGTTATTACTAACCTCTTTGTACTGACTCTGAAGTTTATCAGGATCAGTAACGAACACGAACTCACCATTGCCAACATCCATGATGTTACCACTGGATTTGATGTTCTCTACGCTTTCAGGATCCAAGAAGTCACTATCTTCGAACTCCGTAATCCTAGATCGGAGATCCTCAGCAGACACGATCTTAGAACTAGCGGCTTCCTGCTTCTGAGCAACATAATCGTCTTTGAGCTTATCATAGAGATCAAGCACTTCCCTGTTGGTGTACCTGTGTCTAGCAGGCATACCAGAATCAGCAGGCTCAAACACCTGTTCAAGTCCACCAGTATCAGGATTCAGGAACAGCGCAACATCGCTATTACCGAACGTACTAGTAACATCACCAAGACCAATGTTCTTTCTCTTGACAAGCTCAGTAAGGGTACTCTGAAGAACTTCAGGAATGAACTCTCTAGTGGTATTACCATCACTGCCAAGAATAGCAAAGATAGGCGCATTACCATTGGGAGAGATCATCGTGTAACCGTCATTCAGAGACTGCACAACACCAACAGCCTGAAGCGTCTCAAGCTCCTTACCTTCCATAAGCGTAGTACCTGCGCTCTGAAGCATGGAAGTGATGTTAGGCGTATAAGCCTTCATGGTAGGAGCAAGCACCTGAGCAAGACCATCATTGAAGCCAAGACCACCAAAGCCATAGCCAAAGAACGTGTACTTATTAGCTACACCTTCACCCAACCAATTAGCGATCTTAGTGTCCTCGGTAATGCTATCACCGAGCTTGTACGTACTACCGCTGTTGAGATTACTCCAAGCCTCATGGAGATTGTTGTTAATCTCCTTGATGACTTCAGGCTTCTTATCACCTGCAGAGGCACTAGCCGCTTGAATTGCAGGGATAAGCTGTTGATCCAAGAAGATACTGAGCTTCGGACCAAGATGATCCCTAACAGTCGTTCTGATGTTGGGATCATTAGAGTTAATGAGTTGACTGAGCACCATAGCAGTATGGGCTACGTCGTCACTGAAGAAGTCACCAGAAGCACTCATACCGTTGGTAAGAGTCGTTGCAAGGCCTTCAATGTATTTATGACTACCCTTGAAGTCAGAGAACTGACACATCTGGGTGATGATGTCTTTTGAAACCTCTTGTGGACTGACAGTAGTACCCGTCTGTGCTGCAATAGCTTTATGTTGGGTAAGCACTTCTTGAGCGAGGTTCTTACGCCAAGACTCACTACCAGGACTTCCTGCAAGAGGTGCCATACCAGAAGCACTGGCATTACCATCAGCCTTCAAGAACTGAGCCTTCTTCGTACTGAAGCCATTTAGGAGACTAGCAAGCGTCATGGGTTCAACACCCATAGCCTTCATGGTGGTAAGCATACCACTGAACTGCTGTTCAAGTTCAGGAGTGTACACCATTTCAGGATTATTAGCTACAATACTAGCCTGAGCAATGTAGTATTGTCTAGCCTCCCCGAGCTTATTCTCGGCAAACACCTTGATGCCAAGACTCGTCTTAGGATCAATGTACCCATCCTTGACGAGTCTATCCATGGTGCGAGTCATACTGTTCACAAGACCCACAGCTTCTGGAGAATCCATCTTGGCATTAGTGAGCATGTTCTGGAAAGATCCACCAAGAATCTGACTACGATACTGGAGTTTGTCAACTCCCATGACCGTAGCATTGGTGTCAAGAGCATTGATCTGGGCTTTCAGACCCTTATATGTAGCTTCTTCATCAAGGATAAACCCCTGATTGCTAAGCCTAGCAGACTCAGCAGAGTTACTAAGGAACGAATTAACGCTCATGTAGTCACCGTTCATACGGTACTCATTAGTCTTAGCAACCATCTGCTCAGCATGGTTCTTTACAGCCGCACCCTGAACATTCTTAAGTTGGTTAATCAGATTATCAGCCGCAGAAGGATTCGTATCCCTAAGCTCAGTAGCAACATTAAAGAGACCCTCTTGAGATTTCCTGATCTCTTCCAGCATCTCTTCACTGCCCTTGCCGTTAGCAATGGCTGTGTTCACAATGTCTTGTGCTTTACCAATGACCGTCTGTAGATCAATCTGGGCCTTTGCGTACTTGGCTCCCTTGAGATACTGATCCTTACCGAGCCAACGATCAGTGTCCACAGCATTAGCTAACTGATCAATCTGCCCCTGTCTAAAGGCATTGTCTTGGATTTGCTTATACGTAGTGCTAAAGAGCTTTCCCAAGTTCTGAGCTACGTCACTGTAATCTGTAGGCGTGTACAGTTGATCACTCGTCCCATGATAAGGATTAACAAACGAGGCACCACCTGCACCTGCAAATTTCTGTTCAATCATTTAAAGCCCCAACATACTAGAGACCTGCGGACTCATTTTCATTCGATTACTATAGGATTTACCATTCATAGTCAAGCCGCTTGAGCCTGTGCCCCACGTGGTCTTACCATTCCAAGAGTCGTTTCTCTTCTGAATGTAGTTGCTATTCTGTGCGCTAGTCTTACTAGATCCACCACCGCCCTTGGAGGCATAGGACTGCGCAATGCTAGTCCCTGCGCTAAACAAATCCTGCAATGCCTCTGCGACATTGAACTTCGGACCATTAACATTAACCCCAACGAACTGAGCATCCGCAGTATTGATGAGATTCTGAGCCTGAGCATTCATATTCCACTGCTGGGTTTCATAGTTGAACCTAGCCATCCAATCCTGTTGAGATGCTTCAAGAGCGACTTGACTCTTAGCATACGCCACTGCACTACCGACCTGATCAGCTGCCGCTAGTGTATTCCTAGCCTCAGCATTAGCCTTCACAGCCTGAGTCTTGTTGTACATCAAGGCACTCTGAGTCTCCATAGCAAGGACTGCTCGCTGTCTGGAGACTTCAGAGAGGTTTCTACTAAGCTCCTGAAGCGTGCTCTTGTTCTGAGCATCAGCAGCTTTCAACTGAGACTGGAACGTCTTCCATGCCTCTTTAGTCTGTAACCTCCCAACGATACCCCCAGTAACGGTACCTGCAATGGCACCGAAGAGCATACCCCATGGACCACCCATCTGGAAGCCCTGAGACATCCCCTGAGCAGTCATTTTATGCGTAGTGTTCAGGGGACTATTGAAGGTTACAGTGTAATTGTTATTTCTATACGCCATATGTTAATACTGCTTTCTATTTCTATTCTGATGAAGTCTGATGTTGTAAACCAATGACAGAACATTCATCTCTTTAGTACCTGAAGTGCTAAGTCTGATCTCTGCTGTATGAGCATTCAATCTGCAGGGAACAAGGATGTCTCCGATCTTACTGATCTTGTTCTTACCAAGGTCCAGTTCTCTGGCACTCCAAGTAAGACCAGTACGGTTGTACTTCTCTTGTGAAGTGTTCACATCACTGAGGGTAACGTTGAAGTTACCGCTTCTCTGAACAGTAATCAATGCACTCTGGAGCGTATCCTTTGTGTCAGAGATCATACGCCTGTTGCCTGTGTAGCTAGTGCTGTACACGACAGGAGAGTTCGGAGTAACGGCACTCTCATAACACCAACCAACCATGATCTTGTCAGTCTTGTACGAACTATCAATCGTGATGGTGTTTCCGTTAATCCCCGAGATACCGATAGGCTCACCCATAAGACCTGCCGTAAGAGACGCGAGAACGAGCTTCTCGTGGTTCTTAGTGCCTTGAAGGTGCGGAGGTAGCTCGATAGTCTTCGTCGTCTTCTGAGACGTTCTAGACACGTTTACGGGCACATCCTGAGCACAGTCGAGGAACACCACAGTATCCTGCGTGAGGTACTGCGCAGTCTTCGTATCAATACTACAAATCAGACAGTGATTACCATCTTCAGCAGCATCAAGCACTACACATACCTTGTCTCCAGTATAGTGCATAGCACAGACTCTACCCGGAAGTTTCCATTCATGGAACGAGATCAGAGTACGCTCCTGATTATTCCAGAAGTATTCACAGACATAGACAGTGTACGGATCTTTATCACTCGTGAAGTACACGCTGTTACTGTTACTGGCGCATACAATGTGCCTGCAGGATCCCTGCATCATCTTAGGGATGTGATCCGTAAGAGACTGCGGGGTGTACACAGAAGACGTGTAAGCCGACGGAGTAAGTTCTCCGACGCCGAAGTAATCACCACTAGGCTTACTAGCGTACATCAACGTCTGACCAACCACAGCAGGTCTTGCATTCGTGTCTACGTTCTCTTCAGACGTAATCACAAGCATAGCATTCTGTGACGTAATGGCTACGTTACCCGTAGGAATCACAGCCTGATGTGTACTAGCGAACAAGATCAAGTCTTTGTTGAATTGTACGCTATGTTCAAAGCTAGCACTACTGATACTACCAGAAGCTACTTCAAAAGGATCATCGTCAAGAATCTCAGTAACGGTACTTCGCATAGTCCTAGTAGGATATCTACTTGCACTGAGACACACTCTAGAACCACTCATGAGTACCAATCTACCCATGAACGTACCAATACCCGTGATTCCATCATACACATAAGCAGGAGTAGGATTGTTCTCCTCATCCCCTGCCTTTCTACCCTCGAAGTCTACAGCCTTGATAGTAACGCCAGTACCTTCTTCATTAGGAGAAATCTGAACAGGCATGTTCTGAATCTTCTGTACAGAACTTCTCTTACCGCATTCGTTCCAAGAGAGAGTGGCATGATCCCACTCGTAGTATTGCATAGCAGAAGTGCTAGTACCTACCTTACAAATCCAATTATCAGCTACACTAGGAAGCGTAGCAGGGAGCTCAGATACATTGCGTACCTTGGCTCTAGTGCTAGCCGTAGCATATGTCGTACCAGACTTGTTCACAACACCAAGCCAGTCACCGTCCTTCTTACCGTCACCAAGACGGATGAACACACTAGCACCTTCTCTAGTCGGGTAGATATTCGTGAGACTATAGATCTTGTCGTAGATCTCCTTAGCTACACCTTCAGGCGTACTCTTAGCCGCATCACCAGAAGCAGTACCTGCAGGAGTGGTGTACGAGATCTCATGAGAGAACGCTACCCCCTTGTACTTACCTTCAAGTCTGAAGGAGTATTCTTTGAGGAATGCACCAGATTTAATCGTGAGATACCCACTAGTCTCATCGAGATAGTCAGCACCGCCCGTAACAGGCTTAGGCTTCTGTTCTGTATTCAGAACCCAACCAAGACTAGTGTTGTTCGTAGCTCTAAGGGAACCTGCCTTGCTAGCCTTAAAGTAATCCGTCTGACCACTGGACAACAAGGTCGTCATTCGCTTGTCTAACGCAAGCCATTTACCTGAGTTCGTAAAAACGATAAGGTTAATCTGCAAGGAACCAACTTCCATGTACTGAGACCACACCTTAGTCCAGTCAATGTCCCCATTAGACTCTAACTCAAACGCCTTGAGAAGTCCGGGTCTGCGTCTCAAACCCGTAACAGGGTCAGACAGCATATTCACTTGCTCAGTGAGTTGACCGTTCTGTCGCTCTCTAGGCGTCTGCTGTGAGACACCATACAACAAAGACGGATACGCCAATTCAACGATCATACTCTACCTCTTAGGTCAACAAGGATCCCAGATACGTAATCCCCGCACGGCTCTTCCACGTGCAATACTTTCTCTTTCTGAGATGTTCAGCAAGCATTTTGTTGTATGCTTCCTGTTCTCTCAACTGCATCTCCTGCAGTACGTCTTCAATACCAAAGTCCATGGCGTAAGCCTTACTAGCCGCTCTACAGGTAATCCACTGAGCTACAGTTCTAGGAAGGTCTTCGAACTTAATGTCCTCATGAACTTTGACAACAACCTTTTCTTTGAACACGAAGGAGCCAGTATCCAAATCAAAGATGGCTCTACCTCTAAGTTCATAGTTCTTACCGTCTGCGGATTCAATGCTAATAGCATTCTCTGGAGCAGGCATATCGCCTTCGCTAGACGGATACAAGGTAACCACTCTTGTATTAAACCACCAACCCTCTGCCAATAAGGTCTTACGAACAGTGTCAATGGTACTCGTAATCAAAGTAACCGTAGGATGCTTATTATCCACACGAGTTACAGGAGCCTCACCGAAGTAAGGCAGAATATTATTTACAGCTTCCAACAAATCCATGGGGAATCCCCTTAGTGTCAGAGGATTCCCCTCTGAGTTATTCAGCCTTAAGCGCAGTCTGCTTCGAAGGTGCTCTACGAGCAAGCGGCTTCCCTTCCGCAACTCTAGGAGCACCCTGATACCCAGGTCGGTTCACTTCCTGAATCTCGGCCTGAGTATTTCTAGCGGCAGACCAGACGCCCTTCATGTCAATGATAGTCGGCATACTGGTCTCCTAGGTTAACCCGTAGGTTCTTCGAACTTGCAGACGACACAGGCGTCAGGACGACGGATGCCCACGTTGTACATCGTGTAGCAGTCAAGCACCTGAGCAAAGTTCTCGTTGTCCTGCCAGAGGTTCGTCGTGAAATCCTTGGCCTTGATCGTCACAAGCGTCTTCGAACGGGAGAACGTAATCATACCCGCCTTAAGGTCTTCAGCGTCGCACTTGAAAGCATCACCAAGCGGATGAGCATTCGTGTCCGTCGGCCATTCAAGAACTTCAATAACGGGAATGCCATTGAGTCGAACCATACGACGACCAGAGTAGTCACCACCATTCACATTATCGAACTGAACGTTGATGAGCTTCGGATGTTCAAGCAGAGCAGAATAGATCTCAGGCTTGACAATCGTAACCATGTCAGCAAGCGGAACCTTGTTCTTGATGAGGTAATCAACACCCTTCTTATGCGCAAGGTTAATAGCGATAGCATTAGCTTCAAGTTCAGCCTGCGTCTTAGCATCAGCCTTGAACTCACCCGTCATCTCAATACCGTCATTGATGGACGGCTTGAGGTGCGCAGGCACCGTAACCTTACGAGCCTTGATGAGCTGAATGATATGAGCGTTGTCATACATTTCAGCGAATTCATAGCCGTTGTTACGAGCGATTTCCATCAGACGATCAGGAGCCGTCCACTGGTCCTGCCAGTCAAAGACTTCACGGATATACAGCACCGTGTCAACAGAGAGAATCATCTTCTCGTTCGTGACTCGCTGTGCCGTCAGGGTTTCACCTGCCTTACGGCCCATAACCTTAGACGAACCGATTCGGTCGATACGGTACGTATTCGTTTCGTTAGCAACAGAACGTTCGTTCGTGAAGCCACGCATCACAGCATTGTACTCGAATCTGGATTCGACTTCGCCAAGATACATTTCGAGATGCTGATCGGTATCGGCGTCCTGACCCGACCAATGATTTCGGGAATAATACGGCTGCCACTGAGTACTAGCCATTCTTTAGTTTCCTTAGTTAAAAAAATAAGGGAGCACTTGGCTCCCTGTTTAATTAGATACCCTGCTGTCTACCGATAGCACGGCGTTTCATAAGATCCTGATAACGTCTACCATACGTACCAGATTCGAGAGAGGCACCACCTGCCTCCTGTACGAGCTTACCCAACTCAACCTTGAGTTCGTCGAAGCTCAGCCCCTTCTGGGGAGTCATACCACCACCCATCTGAGGCATGGACGATGCACCCTGCCCATAAGAGCCAACGCTGTTCATGAGCATCTGTGCACCTTCCTTAATCTTACCATTGTCAATCATCGTCTTCACCGTCTCCTTGAGATACGCAGGAGCGTTGGCGTTGAAGATAGCAACTGCCTGATCCCACGATTCCTTACCACCTGCAATCTGATACGCAGTATTGCGAATCATGTTGTCCGCATTGTTAGCCTGTGCGATCAGAGCATTAACCAACCCCTTAATCGTGTCCTCGGTACCTGCGTACTTGGAACTAAGCAACGTCTTGTCAATCAGTTCAGGATCGTTGTAGTCCACTGCATTACCGACAATCTGCATGAAGTCCTGCGGACTCATACCTGCAGAGGCAGTAAACGCCTTGATGGCACCGTCAAGGACTGCGTCACCAGACGAGAGGTCACCCCAGTCTGCGTCCGCCGTAGGACGCGTATCCTGAGCCGTAGACGCGTTCGTAGCCCTCGTTGGAGTGTACATACTCGGAGGCGTCGTCGGCGCCGTAGGCGCGCTATTAGGGGCGTTCTGAGGGGTGTCAGGAGTACCTGCCACCTGAGATTCAGGATTCGGATTCGGATTCTGATTCATAGGGTCTGTCATTTAATTTCCTTAAAAACCTTGAAGCATACCACCTGCCGCCTGAGAGGCGTCAAGGGCAGTAGCCTGTTGTTGCATTGCCTGCATTTGAGCCTGAGCTTCCTGAGCTTCCTGCTCAAGCTGTTCGTCAGACTTCATAACCTTATCGAGCGTAACACCGTTGTTCGTCAGAATCATGTCGATGACGCCTTCGGTGTTGAATCTCTTACTGAGCTGGGACATCGCAGGGATGATAACACCGAGAATCTGAATACTATTCAGAAGTCTTTCTGTGTCATTCCCTCTACCAAGAGCCGCAGTACCAGTAAGGATCTCGAACTTGATCTTGTCCGCCTTGATAGCGGCTTCGATCTTAATGTCTTCTTCTGCCAAGAGCAGATACGCGATGGGCTTGTGCAGAGCTTCAGACAACTGGGAGTAAACACCACCCAGTGCTTGGTCTGCTTCAGCAACCTTCTGTTTGATCTCTTCAGCCGTGACTCGTTCTGCATCACGAACATTACTCGTGTACATAAACGCAATACTGAGTCTGCCGATAATCTGTTCAAGATCCACCAGAAGATTCTTAATCATGTTCGCATCACCTGCATCAGTCTTACCAACTGCATCAGGATCAGCCTGAACCCATTCGCCAATCTCTGCTTCAGCAAGAGCGTCGATGTCACCACCACTACCACTCTTGACGAGATTCACTACTCTACATGCGTCGATCTCGTATTTGGCGAGGGCTTCGGAGAGACATGATAGCTTGGCGAAGTCTCCTGCGAGGTCTTCGACGAGTCCGTGTCCGTAAGAATCGCCATTAACAATACTCCAAGCAACAGGAATGTAAGGACACAGATTTTGAGCGAAGATGATTTCGTCTCCAACTTGGTGTCCTTCGATCTGTTGACTGACTCTGTACCTTCCATCTTCTTCAATCCTTCTGACTCGTGTATACAAATCGACAGTGTCTCTGGGTTCTTTACCCTGAGCATTGATAAATGCTTTAATGTCGACTGGAACTCTATCATAGCTAATCTGTTCACACAGTACCATGTCAAGCACAGTACCGTCTGCGTCCCTCAAGAGACTGTAGTTTCTCGGAGTGTACACAACGAGCTTGTTCTCCTTGCGTACAACCAAAGCATTACCAGTCACAATCAGAGTCTTAATCAACTGGTGCAACTGTGCGTATCCTGCATTCATCAGAATACGTTCCGAGCATGTGTTCTCAATCTCGGTAAGAGTTCTCTTCCTTTCACCAAGAGAACCCAAGAACTGTTTAAGCTCCTTCGTATCCTTGAGCTTAAAGAAAGAAAGCCCAACAGGGAACAGGAGCTTGCACAGCTTAGCTGTGAGGTTATTAACCAACACAGCACCCATGGACTGGAAGTCACGTTCAATCACATCATTACCCTGAAGATCGTCAATCTTCATACTGTGAGGGAACACAGAAGCTACAGTCCACTTACTGTACTGCTCGAACTTATTGAGGAGTCTTAAATCCCTGTACTCCTCAAACAGGGTTTGATGCGTTTTGTCGATCATTAACTACCCGTCCCACCCGTCGTTAACCAATGCCAAGGGAAGCACTGACATTATCACCACCTCGCTTCTTACGACGAAAACCACCACTACCATCGTAGATAGCGTAGCCCGTCTGCACATTACCAGACGACTCAGCAGTATCCGCACCAGTAGAACCTTCAAGCATGAGCCTGTTCTCTCGCTCGATACGATCGCGTTCCTGCTGTTCACGCATACGACGTTCTGCTTCAGCGGCGCCATTATCACCGCCACCACCAAACCACTTCTTAACCGTTCCCATTACATAATCCCCAACGAATCACTGGATCCGAAATTAAAACGCTTCTTTCTCTTAGCGAACGGATCATCCGCATAAGAGCCACCGCCACCAGTGTTGATAGTAGCAATGGCTTCTGCCATTTCGTCACCCTTGAGGATAGCGGCTTCCTGCTGCTCCTTGAGCTGTTGGTTATACAGCTCTTCCTGCTGTCTAGCCTGATCCTGAGCCGCCTTAGCCGTAGCCTTAGACTGGCTGTACCCACCAAAGGTAATCAAGTCTTTAAAAAATCCCATTAGATTTTTCTCTAAGTTTATGAAACGTACCTGAGTAGCTGTACGCACCTGTCCTTCTAGTCATCCAGATGTACGAGCAACCACAGTTGTACGCAATTCTTAGCAAGCGCTTTGTAATCGCAGACATAGCTTTAGGACTGTTGCTTACAGTCATCTGCATAGTCAAGACAGAACCAACAACATGAGGATCATAGCCTATGTCGAAGATCGCAAACGCTTGCTTACCTTCATCATCAGTACCTACAAGAACACAATTAGAAGCACACACAGCAGATAGAGTCAACCACTGACTCCAAGGTACCTTATCACCTTGGTACATCGGGTAGTCTTCAGCGTGTGCTTCAATCACATTACGCAAGATATTGATGTTTGGTACCTCATAGTGATACTCATCGAGGGATACCATTAGTATCCTCCTTGAGCATCTTCTTTACCTGTTGCTCGATGTACTTAATGACTGAGCGTTGCCCATTACGATAGCACATTACACCGTACTTGTCATTACTAGTGTCTTCAGGAAAAACCTTATCGAGTTCTTTGACGTGTAGAGGTAGCCATACTACTTTACCAACAGTAGTAGTTTGTAGAGTTTTAACAGTAGTTTTATTATTACTCATCTCATAACCTTGTAGCAAACGAGTATATAGTATACTATAGTATACTAGAGTGTATTATATAAAGAACTAATATAGTACGTAATATATGAATGTACTAGAGTACATATTATATACATTAGTATATTACATCTATACGTACTATAAAAGTTCTTTATTAGACCCTACATAGTAACATTAAGATACTAGCAGAATGCGTACTTAGCAGAATGCGAATTCCGATTCCAGTACATCCTCTAGAGACAATGTCCCATGAGGAGGGAGTTGTACCTCTGTTCGATTCTCTGCAGACAATACGAAATGGTCCTTGGCATCGTAATGTGCGTACAGATCCACAAATTGTCTGAGCAGTTCAGTTCGAAGAACAGGTACATCACAAGCGTGAGTACCAAAGCTGTCATGGATACAAAGGATACGACCATTAAAAGCATTAACCACCTTAATCAAATGTGAACTATCCATCGAGTGAATGAAGTTCGGACTAATGCCGTTGATAGCTTTCATACGATTGTACTCTGCACCACCAAAGCCATAGGAGATATTCGTCAAACCCATACAGCTAAGACGGACTAGCTTCATGTGGTAGCTGTCCTTGTAGTTAACAACAGGAACACCTACTGGAGTTATCCATCTAATCGCATCATCTTGGGACTTAACTAGCTCCTTAAGAGCATCCATACCTTCTTTAGCTTTAGGAACAGTAGCTTCAACAGCTTTTCTAAGAGCCTTGCCGATAGGAGTGCTGAGACTGATGTAGCTATAACCACTAGGGATCTCAACACCCTCATCAACTAGCTCCTCCGTTACGTAATCAATACAGCTTCTGAGTGTAGCGCTGTATACGTATGTCATCACAGGGCGCTTAGCCATAGACCTAGGAATCCCTCTGTCCTTCCACCACTTGATGATGAACGCATCATCCGTAACTTCAGGAAGGAATTCCATAGCCTTCTCAGCAACAGCCTTGTAGATGTCGTGCTTCTCATCAGAGTCACTCTTGACGAGGTTCGTGTAGTACCCGCCTACCTCGTCCCTCAGCATAGCGCTGTAGTGCTGTAGACCGCTACAGGTGGCGTCCATAGCCACTGGGGTATGGGAGATATGCTTGCTTGGGTCAGGAAGCGCTAGAGCGCTCTCTAAGTCCCATCCTGCTTGCAGGAGCGTGAAGGCAGTGTCCTTCTCTGGAGGATCGACATTCAATGGGTCGTGAAGGAATGCTTTAATTTCCTCCCAATGTTCGTCGACCCATTGAACTCTGAGATCAAAGTTCTTCTTGTCGTACCCACAGCAGTTGGCTACATGAACCTTCAGCCAGTACAGTCCTTCTGTACCTAACTCTTTGCCCTCTGCGAAGTCAATACACCCCTTGATTACGTCAGCACTCTGGGGGTTGATCGTGCTTCTGAAGTACACCCTACCACGCCAATCAATGAACGCAGGACAGTACCACCTCGGCTCATCCTTGAGCTCATTCAGGTACCTGAGCTTACCATTCAATCCGCTCTTCTTACCCAGACGAGTGTTCTCATACGTGTACCAGCTCTTCATTTCGAGCTTCCACTTCGTGAACAACTCAAGTTCGTCCTTTGTAGCGGAGTCCTTATCCCATCCTTCAGGGAAAGGGAACGGAGGCTGGGGCTGTGGACCATGAGGAGGAAGTCCAAGTAAGCCCTTGGGGGAGGCGAACGCCTCCCTAGCAACCTCTAGGACGCGCGTATTAACGCGATATGGGACTTCCTGAGCCTTGGTCATACCTTCCCTTACCTGAGCGTCCTCGACGCCTCCTACGCGCTCTGTTACCCATTTACGGAGATCCCTAGGCATAGCGTGGAGCTTCATCATCGGACAGTGATTCCTCAGCTCAGGGATAATGTACCCACCATTGTACATCCCCCTCCACGGAAGGGGCTTGATGAGCATCACAGGGAACTGTATCACTGGATGAATGTGATCGTAGTTGTTCTGGATAAACATCTTCACTTCATCAGAGAGTTCAACCAGAGAAGGAGCACGACGACTACCGTTTGTGATCGTGAAGAGACCTGCCTTCCAGATAGTTTGCATCACTACCTTTGCAGTACCCAGCCTCTCTTGCTCAGTCCAAGGTTCGTAGTTAATACTAAGATCCTTGTAACCAGTGAGGTACTTAGCTCTGATGGTACGCACGTCATGCACGCACTGCTCTTTAACCTGAGAAGCGATACGAGCATTGTAGTACGGGTTGATCTCCTCGAATTTACGAGCGAGCAATTCCGTCTCAATAGCCATACCAATACGTCCCAAGATACACTGAACAGTTCTGTGTCTCGGTTCAGGAGAACTGCCGTTGGAAAGGATGATTCTTAAACCAATCATCATGGATGCTTCAATCCCTAGCTTACGGATGTGTGCGCTGTACTTTGCACCCACACCTCGACAGGGCTTAGCTGCTTCCGTAAGATCCTCAACCAACGTAGCAAAAGACCTATTGATGATCTTCTTACCAACACCTACATCAGGAAGCCTGCCGTTATCGACGGCCTCCTTCATCTGTTGGTACGCTCTAGCCAAGCCTTCTTGGTAGAACCTACGTTCGTATTGAGCTTCTTTCTCAAGTTCTTCATCGGTATAATCAGGACATTCCGTCATCAGTTCTCCTTATGTTTTAAGATTAAAGCGCTAGCACATGGTCACAGAAAGCACTCAGTGTACAGTCTGCAGAATCAACGTCAGCGAACAGCTCGTCGCCATAGAGCTTTCGGATCAGACGCATGGCATCAAGATGTTCATTGTACCAGATCAGGCACGCCGTGTAAACCTCGTAGTTGTCAACCATGGTAAAATAGTAATCCTTAGCCTTAGCCATATCAGACTCCTTCTGACCCTTGTACGGCGCCCTAAGCGTGTACTTGATGATATTACCAAGAACAAACGGGATCGCAGGAGCAATGTCCAGAAGATCGAAAGACTTTGCAGTCTTGGAATACGCATTCAGGCTCTTGTTGAGTTCATCAGAGGTAACATACGGATCATTACTGTATACCTCATCATACACCTCGTCATACGGCTCATCGCCGTAGTAATCTTCTTCGCCCTCATAAGGCACATCTTTATAAAGCATAACCAATCCTTTTAATAGTATTCTGTAATCTGACGAGAGTTAGCCTTACGGATCTTGTAGTAAACAAAGCAACTCTCAGGCTTCGAATTCCACACAGGTGCTCTGATGATATTCTCATCATTGTACGCGTCATACATGTAGTAAACGATGTAGTAGATGGGCTCATCTGCAGTTGCATCAAAGAATACACAAGCGCAGTCGCGGGTAAAGCCCGAAGCACTGAGAATTTTAATCTCATCCCTATAATACTGCTTGTCATTCACCGCTACACATCCTGAATTACCAATAAGAGCGTCAATTTCCCACTTATTAAGCACGATGTAGTTTTCTTCCATAAAACCTCAACTCTTTAAGATACCAATAATACTTACATTACGACATTCAATCATGCCCTTCCCATCAAAGGGGAAGAACCCAGAGGTATCATCGTGTTCAAAATACGTTGCAAGGTAGAACTTGTCTTCTTGCACATCTTTGAACAGGTAGTACCAGCGGTGTTCTCCAGAGGCTTCATCATCCACCCTTTCATTCATAATGTACTGAAGGTAATACCCATCAGCAATAACCGTATCCTTGTAGAGCAATTGCTTAAGAACTTTACTAGGAAACTTATGAATCTTCTTACGCATCACGCATCTCCATAATAATCAACCAAACTCTGCATGCTTACCTGAAAGTCATCAGGGATAGCCTTGTACAGAAGATCAGCGAACTCTCGTGCGGCAGACTGCGCATGAGGATCATGCCTAAGACTCCACACTCGGTACCAGAACATCAGAGACCCAGTCCAAATCCATTCGGTCATGGTGTTCAGAGGAAGAACCATACGAGCTTCTTCAGGAGCAATACCTTCTGCAATGAGTCGATTGTATTCAGCATCTGCGTCTTTCGTCACTGCGAGAATCTCGCCTACGAAATACTCAGAGAAGAAGTGTTCTTCACCACAACCCTGTTTAGCGTTCTGAGGATAATTATGCACGACCTTCGGGATGTAGAACTCAGGTGCAGAGTCTACGTATCGACGAGACACTTCGTTCCACACACCACCAACCTGATGCTTAACAAGCTGTCTGGCAAGGAAGATAGGCGCCTTGCACCTGAACTGAATGCTCGTATGAGCAAACGGGGACCAGTGCCTGTGCTTGGCAAGGTACTGCAGGAGCTTCACATCACTGAAGCTCATAAACTTGATCTCCTTATTAAAGGAGACACGTGCGGCATTCACAACAGTGCAATCACTGCCCATGTGATCCATGTACTCAACAGAGATATCACTGATCTTCATGCTTATCCTCGAAGAACTTGTTGAAATCTGCCTTCTTGAAGCCTGCTCCCTTCAGGAGTTTGCCATCCGATCGGAAGGTAGGATTGTAGTTACCATGTGCATCATAGAACTTACTGGAATACTCCTTAAGCAGTTCATTCATGCCTGCTTCAAGATCATAGCCACAAGCATTGGCGTACTGCACGCACACCCATATAAGATCACAGAGCTCCTTCATGTCGTTAGGGGTACCACACTTCTCTTGAACGAGTTCATTGAACTCCTCAATGATGCACGTAAGATACAGTTGTTTCAGATGTCCCTTAACAGGAACATTCTGGTGAGTCCTCTGGAACCAAATTCCAAGTTCCGTCTGGAGATTTCCGATAAGCTCTTTGGTTTGAACTTCCATAGTATTTTCCTTTACATTTAAGATGTTCGATAAACGGATTACAGATGAGCACATCTACGTAATCCAAGATATGACCGTAGTATTTGATCTCGTCGAACTTACGACCAGTCCAAAGCCAAATACTCTTGTCGGGGTGCAACGCCTTCGCAGAGGCGCATACAAGCCCCACATCGCGTCGATTGTACTCTTCCATAGGGTCACCCCCAAGGATGCTTAAGCCCTCGATATAAGGCTCCTTTAGGGCTTCTAGAACCTTTGTGAGGGCATAGGAATAGAAAGGCGTTCCGTAGTTCTTATCCCACGCCTCTTGGTTGAAACACCCCTTGCAATGCAAGGAGCACCCGCTAACGAACAGGGATACACGGACCCCTGGTCCGTTAGCGGTATCGCACAGGTTGAGTCCAGAGTAATTCATTACTTACTCTTTATAGAACGTAAGCTGTCCAACAGCTCCACAGTCAAGCCTGACGGTCACATGGCACGTACAACCTCGCTTGATATGGGGCGAGATGAACGTTCGGGACCAACATTCCGTGTAAAGATCAGCCGAAGTCTTCTTAGGATCCTTAACCACAACGTAAGCGATGTTGCTGTTATGGTCATTCACCCAAGCAACGAAGGATCGGATGCTTGGGAAATGGAAGACTGCAAGGTCCACGTGCCCCTTACAGGTAGGGTAGACTTCGAATTTAGCGGTAACACCAATACGGGTAACGCTAGTGTACTTCTTAGGAGTAGTCATTGTAGGGTCTTTCCTTAGTTAGTTAAAGGTTGTTGATACGCTTATGATCTTTAAGCATGTCTCTCACGTACACATACGTGAGGCATGCGAGACCTGCGGTAACGCATACAACTGCTGCGCACAAGCAACAGTACAGCAGAGCTGTAGTTATTTCTAGCATATTATCCTTTCCCTTCTATACAGTCTCTAATAGATTTGTAGCAGAGTATGCAAACAAATACCACTAGACCTACTGCGCATATATTAAATCCCAGTAGGAGTAAGGTTATAGCACTTTGAACTAGCAATTCCATCACATACTCTTTCTATCTTTGATTTCTGCCATCTTGGCATCGTTCATTCTAGAATGTCCATTGACATTAGAGTACCCGAGATAACCACAGACACGACTGATGACAGAGATGTTGTCGGAACCACAATGCGGACAGTGCTTGCCTACATTAGTGGAGTGTTCGCCACAGTCTTCACAAACTGCGGCATCAAAGTTCACACCTTGATAGAAACCATTGTACATGCCTCTGATAATCAGAGCCTTGACGGCCTTCAGATTCTCAGGGTTATCAATTCTGATGTACTGGATGTGCCCACCCTGAACATTATGGAACAGGGGGAATTCCCACGTCTGTTTCTCGACGGGCGAGATGTCTTCTGCGACGTGGATGTGGAACGAGTTCGTGAAGTAGTTTCTTCCTTCGAATTCATCTTTAACTCCGTGTGTTTTGCAATAGTCATGATACTGCTGCATCTGAGTACCACACAGGGACTCTGCAGGAGTACCGTAAAGAGCGTACAGGTGGCCATCCTCCTCCTTGAACTCATTGATCTTCTTATTGATGAAGTCAACAACCTTGATGGCAAGGTCTCTGCCAAGAGCAGAGTTCAGTTTCATACCATGAAGTTCAACAAATTCTGAGAGGGCAGTAACACCAAAGCTCGCAGTCATGTACTGAGTAAGATCACCGATCTTATCATCAGGATTGAGATTTCCCTTGTAGAATCCACCCTGACAGAATGCCATGGGATTCGTGCATGCCTTCGTTTCAGCGATTGCTTCGTATCTCTTCTGGAAGAACCTACGAATAAGTTCAAGGTTCTCAGTGAGGTTCTCATAGAACTTCTCAGGATCCTTCTTGTAGATAAGAGGCAGATTCAGAGACACAGCGCCGATGTTGCATCGGCCAACAGACACGTACTCATTGGTTTCAATGTCGTACCAAGGCGTTAGGTACGCCCTGCAACCCATCGGATGAATCACGCACTGCTTGTTCGATGCTCGGTAGGTTTCAGACACCGAGCCATAGTCAGAGTTGATTGCAAGGTAGTCAGGGTACATGCACTTACTGGAGCATTCAACAGCCTTGTCGAACACCTCAGCATGTTCAGCACCACTGTGCTGTTCCCAGTCATAGAGATACACGAGCTTGGGAAACACAACCTGCTTACCCTTCGGACCATGCCCCTTCATGCGGATCTCAAGGATGGTTTCACACACCATCTGGAGGATCTCCTTGTCGAGATCAGGGAGATCATTGCTCCATTCACCGAACGTAAGAGTGGTGAAGGCGAAGTCACCTCTGGAACACGGCACAGTGTTGAGCTTCAGTTCAAGAGACTGGAAGCCTTGTTCAAGTTCACGCTTGAGGTCACCGAGAGCCATGGAATCTGCTTCGTCATGCTCCAGATTACAAGTATCGAAGTATTTCTTGAAGGCGTTATTGTAAGTCTTTCGGGCATACGGGAGAAGCGTCTTATCAATACTCGGGATGGTGAACCCACCGAACTGCTGTGCAGTAGCAACGAGCGTGATGTCACCAATAACCTGAAGCGCACTGAGCACGCTAGTAGGTTCAGTGTAGTCCACATTGGACATACTGAATCCGCCTTTGAGGACATTACCCATGTCGAACAGACAGCAATTGATGCTGTTGAAGATCATGTCTCGAAGATCATGGATATAGATCGTGCCTTCCTTCGTAGCTTGGAGTTCTTCCTTGTTCAGATAGAACTGCTTGTACAGTTCCTTCGTGAGGTACCCCTTGATGAGCGAACCCTTCGTACTGATAAGCGAAGAATCAAAGTTAGCATTCTCCCTATCTCCGAGAAGAAGAACAGTGTCCGCATCATCCTTCACCTTTTCAAAGGCCTTGGCATACGTGTTCTTGTAGTCTCTGAACTCCTTGTATGCGTCACCAATAGCCTTGTAGTCACAAGCATACAGCGCCTTAATTACGATGCTGTGCATCTCAGACGTAGGAATGTCCTTGCCCTTGGACTCGCATTCGAAAGTGATGTACGACTCCAGAAGCTCGTGGTCGCCTCTACGGATGTTGCAGTTAGCACGTTGGCTGGCCTTGTCGATAGCCTTGAAGATCTTTTCCATATCGAACGGTTCGACAGTGCCGTCTTTCTTAATTACCTTAATCATGTTTCTCCTTAGCACGCAAAGCCTGTCTTGCTTTGCGCAATGCCTGCGCCTTTCTAGCGCGTTGTTTCCTGAGTTCTTCACGTTCTTCAGGAGTCTTATGGTCGGGATAGATGATCCCAGTACCCTCGTTGTTCTCTAGGTAATCAAGCATCCTGTGCAACCATGGGATGATATCGCTGTACTTGGTGCTCTTGGCACCCCAACGGGCGGCTGCATTGCTTACCTTACCTTCAGCTGCATTGCATGAGCGATGCAGCACGCCTCTAATTTCTCCCGTTTCGTGGTCATGGTCAACCACGTAGTCGGATTTATTACCCATCACCTGAAGAGAGATGGGCTTACCGCAGAGAGGACACAGTCCTCCCTGCTTAGTCTTGATGTGTCCGATAGCCCACGCTCTGAGCTGGGACCTACTAATCTTTCTCAATCCTTCCTCCACTTCCTTTTGTAGCAATCTCTAAGCCATTGGACAAGCTCATGGGGCATACTCGGAGTAAGCTCCGCAAGATGCTTCTGAAAGCTGTCTGCTTCATTACGTAGAAGCCACAGCATGTTCGCTTCGGGAAGAGGGTTCTGATTGATTTCCTTGTATGCACTAAGCACTACAATAGCCGCAGTGACTTCGTCTTTGATAGGCTTCAGTAGTTCATAGGCTTTCTTCATACCGATGTTCTTGCCTTGGTACTTATCCAAGCCTCGAATGTTATCGGCAGTATCTCCCATGAGCATCTGCCACCAGAAGAACTTCAGTCCTTGCCCCCTTGGATGAGGAAGACCAGACTCAGTGCTGGTGATGCTAATATCACCAAAAGGGTCAGCAATAGTACAAACCCTGCCAGTATCCAAATCATACAGAGGATACACAACCATTCTAAGATCTTTGTCAGGACTGTACACAAGTCCTTTGTTGCGGTAGTAATAACTGTCGATAACCACTGCATCATCAGCCTCAATATCATAATGAGCAAACACCTCAATGTTCTTGTCATTGAGCAATGCCGAGATATTCTGCCTGAGAGCTTCCAACAACTCAGGCTTCTTCTTGTCCTTACGATTACCCTGATAAGGCTTTACACCAATCAAGTTCATTCTGCCTGCTTTCAAACAACCTGCAGGCGTGATATGGACTCTAGCCTTCTTGCAGTTCGTAAGAAACATAGCTTCAAGAATCTTCATGTGTACGCATCGAATAGCTGTATCCAACTTTACGTACTTAGAAGCCGCTTCATAGCATGCCGCATCCCCATCCATGATGAGGACACGGTCCATGCTAGGCTTGAATTGATCGGTATCAGGGATTTGTATATCCCTGAGTTTCATTAGAACGGCACTTCGTCGAAGTTCTCATCAGGAGCGGCTTCAAGAGAAGGGACAGAGCCCTTCAGAAGCTGTTCGAGCTTGCTGTTCGGATAGTCAGTAGCAGAGAGGCACGTCTCCTGAAGGAAGTTGTTCTTCTCAATGTAGATCGAATCCCACATCTCCTTCGTCGGATGGTTCCACAGGAAGACACGATAGACATCTTCGTTAGGCATAGGAACAGGATACTCAGTACGACGAATCGGATCAATGGCATAGCCAATGTTGTCAAGGTCGATACGAGCATACGTGCCCTTGCCATTCGTGCTATGAATGATCGGCACAAGGAACGGTTCACCAAGGAGCTGTGCGAAGTTCTTGGCAGTCTTCTTGGCGTTCATTCGGCTAAAGAGCTTGAAAGACTTGCTCTTCTCGTTGTTCGAGAGCTTCATGCGGTACGTACTGATCATACGCGGAGAGCCGTCTTCCTTCTGATAGCCTTCACCATACAGGGCAAAGCCAATCTGGATCTCCATGGCGGGATCCTTCTTCTCACCCTTGAATTCCTGCGGCTGTTTGCCGAATTCAATGTACTCAACAAGTCGACCGAGGGCAGTACCAACAGGAAGCAGGTACTTCTCACCACCCTTGGAGGCGGTGCTCATGTCGAGGTCAGTCGTGGTTTCGTTTGCAATGTTCTTAATAGCGGAAAGCATAGTTAGTCCTTATTCTACGTGGGTCTTGTCAAAGAGGTTGTATCCCATTTCAGGTACAGCAGGGAAAGGTACTTCATCGTACAGCCATGCCTTGTACGCTGGGATGTTCTGTGCAATGTATTTAGGTGTAGTGCCCATGATCCATGCTACTGCCTTACCTCCTCGTCTAGCGAGGTCTTCAGTCTTGCAGTCAATGTACACGGCGTCATGCACAGTGTTAATCGGTAGGATAGATCCATCAAAGAAGTTCTCTTTAATCAGCCATCTAATGATCCTAGCACAGGCTGTCTGCACGATGAACGCACCTTCGCCTTGGATAGGATAGTTGCTGATCTCAGTGTCCTTATAGTCTAGGACTTCTTTGTGATCTTTCCATTGTTTTCTTTGCCTGAAGGAGTATTCTGTGCCCCCAGGCGCTTTGTAGTATCCCCTTCGGAATACATACCATGAATTTGTCGCAGGATCGAGTTCTCGCTCAATGGCTTCAGGTAACAAGCCTGTTTGTTCAACCATTGAACGAACCTTGTCCTTAAATGCTCTACTCTCAGGAAAGAGTTTAGCTTCAGTTTCGAGGAACTTCTCTGCTTCTTGTAGCGTACAGCCTGTTGCAAAGGAGATACCCCCTGCAGAGGCTCCGTACTGAGCAGCGAAGGCTCTTGGTTTGATTGCCGTTCTGAGTTCTTTGTACTTCTTGTGGTCAGGATGATCCTCCTCATGACACTTCTTGTACACCTCTTCATAAGGCTCATTCAATGCGCCTGCTAGTCTATAGCAGTGCATGTCTGTGCCTTTCTCAAGCTGTTCAATCAAGTTCTTGTCATTACTGGCAGCAGCTAGCGTTACGACTTCAAGGGCGGAATAGTCGACTTCAACACATCTTCCATGGTCTCCAAATCGACTTGAGAACATCTCTTTAACTCTGCTCGTACCATCTCTAGGTAGGTTCTGGAGGTTTGGTCTTGAACTTGAGAGTCTGCCTGTTCTAGAAGCGCACGCATTAAGCTGATGGTGAATGATGGATGATTCTGGAATAACATATTGTAGCATTCCAGAAACCTTCTTAACGTTCCCTTCAGAGTCGTATTCGTACCGCCGATAGTACGTTCCATTGTCTTTCTCCAACTGAGCAATCTCTAGCAATTCGTCGACCACGTTGCAATACCGTTTTATGGTTGCAAGTGCATCCGCAGAAGTGCTAAAGACTGGTGTACCGTCTACTTGGAATCGCTTACCTGCGAATTCAGGACGTTCACCAATGAATTTATCTGAAATTTCTTGAGGTAGATCCTTCAGGTTCATTAGCCCTTCGAATGTGTACAGCTTCTCACCCCACTTCAGAAGTTCTTCATCCGTGTCGATCTTGAACGGCTTGGGAAGTCCCTTGTTCTTGCCACTAGCGTAGCGTACAGAGCGTTCTGTAGGCTCTTCAGTGTATCCGCCCTCAGAGTCCTTGTACACCGTCTTTTTGACGTATTTAGGCGGGTCATAGGGCACTTTGGTTTTGTACTTGAGTGTTCCACCGAACAACCAAGCACTCATGTGGTAGTCTGAAGAGAACTTGAATTCAAAGGGTAGATCCTTTGGAAGATGAGCATTGACCTTATTGTGAAGTTCTTGCAGTCGATCCTCTTGTTCCTTGAGATTCTTCTCAGCAACATTCATGTCGATGTGCATACCGAAGAATGTACAGAACGCATTGAACAGAAGCGCATCCATTCTGTACTGGATCATCTTGAGCATACCACGCTTCTGAGCTTCTTCCCATTGTCCAAGGAAGATCTTCTCAGTATTGATTACGTCACCATGGTCAGAACACAGATATTCATGCAGAAGATCAGGGTCGATCTCTGAGGTGAGAACACCTTGTTCCCATAGAATCTTGACTTCATCAACTTTAGGTGTACCACCGTACTTAGGTGCCGTGGTATTCAAGTCAGGATACAAGTCCTGCTGTTGGCTAAGTAGGTATTCGGCGTATTGAGTACACCAAATCTTACCACCATTCTGAAGGAATCGCATAAGGCTAGGCATGTAGTCGTGCATGAACCAATGCAATTCATAGGTTGCATTATGAGCAACCATGACTTCGCAGAACGAATCAGGCTTTCCGTTATCGAAAGCGTAGTCAAACCATGCAGAGTTCTTCTGCTCTTCCCTGTTATTGAATCTCTTGGATTCAACAGGGCCTTGGTTGTTCTTCCATCCCGCTTCAACAATGTAGTTTTCGGGACAGAAAGGAGGAGCTACCATGCCATAGTATTCATGGTTCTCCGTTTCTAGGTCAACAATTGTATATCGCGGGATTGGAATCATACTATCTCCATTGATTAAGTTCTGGATTGAACACTACTTCGAACTTGTTCTCTGCTCGTTTACCTGATCGACTGAGTTTGTTCTTTGGGGTACTAATACCCCTGAGATCTTCTAGTCCTTGCTCAGGATTTTGGTGTGCGCCTACCATAATGCACAAATCAAGCGTTGTCTGAATGCCAACCTTGGACCACTGCATAGCGGTTAAAGGCGGATACAACTGATCCATACCCTCAGCAGATACCTGAATGGTACCGATGTGAATGAACTTCAGCATGGCACTAAGCTCTCGCATACTGTTCCATACTTCTTCAAGTTCTTGAAGCTCGTTCATGCCCTTGGAGTTACCATTAGCACGAATTCTACCCGTCATGTCGGTAATCACCATGTACGGTTTATGAGCTTCAATGATCTTGGCTACTTGAGATACATTCATACCATGAATGTTCACAAGTCGAATAGCATCCCTTTTGCCTACGATCTTTTCATAGGCAGGTACGAGCTTGCCTTCCCTAGCCATAGCAAGGGCGGTGTCTCTTGTGCAGTTACACGCCGTACAGTAAATTCTTGGCGTGATAGTCTCAGCTAGCCCCTCGTTGACAAGGTACAGAATGCAGGAGTCTTTGTATTCTTCGAGGTCTTTGGCTTGAATTGCAAAGTCAACTG